CTTGCGCGGCACCGGATCATACCCGTCCTGGAAGCCGATCTCCACTTTCCCGGCCTTCGTTTCCTTGGTCCGCCACGGGATCGTCTTGCCTTCCAGCTTGGCGATCAGATCGAAGCCGAGATCACCCGGAAAGACGCGCTTCTGCCCGGCCGGGCTGCGCGTCTCCATTCGCCGCTCCAGATAGGCCAGCATGCCGCTTTCGATTTCCATCGACAACGTCGCCGGCTTGCCCGCCTGGAGCTCATCCGACAGGTTCCGGATGCGTCCGCGCTCGTCCGCCAGCACATCGCCAACGTCTGGCCCGGCGCCCGCAGCCCAGGCGATCCGCCGCAGACGCACCTGACGACGCCGCCATTTCTGGTCAAGCAGATGGCCGATCGGGTCCGCATTGTTCGTCTGGCGCGAGCTGTCGAATTCAAGGTCGAATTTTTCCGACTTCAGGCCCGCCGTGCGCTTCAGGCTTTTCGGTGCGCGCCAGCGCTGGCCGAGACCGGTCCATGTCTCGCCGTCGAATACGACGCTGCCATGACCGCTCCACCAGCGCAGCGTCTCTGCATCGAGACTGATTTCAAGGAACCAGCGGACGATCCGGGACGCCATCAGCGCAGCACCTGCTCGGCCTCGAAACGGATATCCCAGTCATTGAAGCCCTCCTTGACCTTTGGCTTTTTTGACAGCCGGAACTCACCGAGCGCATAGAACCGCTTCGGCGCGGGCGCGGCCGCATGCGGCGCCCAGGGGCGCGGCCAGACACTTACCGTGCAGGCGCCCGCACCATCGGCCACAGCCGGCGCCTGAACCTGCCCTGCCCAGTATCCGTTCGCTGCCGTCCGGTAGCCGATCATGTCGCCATAGTGGGCGGCGCGGCCGGCTCCATAGCCACCCAGCGTAAGCGTGCTGGCGGCCGGATTATAGGACGTTATGACAAGGCCGGTATCGTTCACGATCAACGGATCGCGCGGCCGCACACGAAGTGAACGCCAGATGGTGAAGCTGCTCTCGCTCAGGTTCCGCCGGGCAAGGAAACTGTCCCAATGGTCGAAATGCGCCCGGCTCAGCACCGCCACCCGGACATCGATTGTCCAGAAGGGATCCGCAATTTCCATGATGTCCGCATCGCCATCATTTGAGAAGGTGGCCGTCTGGTTCTCATTGCGCTCCCAGGTCGCTTCGGTAATGCCGTAGCTGGGCGCCTGTTCTTCATCAAACATCGCCTATCTCCTGAAGATGCGTTTGCGCTCATGACGGGGCGTCGTGACCGTCTGCTCACGGTATATTACCTGCTCGACCGTGCTGACCAATTCCCGGTTTTTTTGATCCAGCGCCTCCCGGAAGGCCGGCACTGCCTCCCGGTCAACCGGGCCATAGAAGTTCAGGCGCGACCCCGCCACATTGATCTGCCGCCCGCCGCCCGTCAGGAAGCTCGCAGCAGCGCCCAGCGGTTCGCTTGCGCGCGCCACCTGCGCCTCGACATCCACGCCGGCGTTGATCAGCTTCAAGAGGTTCGCATTCTTGCGTGTGCCTTCCTCAGTGATGATGCTCTCACCCTTGGAGGCGCGAATGTTGATACTGTCGGATCGGCCTGTTCCCGGCCCCTGCAGGCCGATGACGCCATCCTTGAAGCCGGGCACTAACGACAACGCCTGCGAGAGCGCGTGAGTGGACGTCAACGCAGCTGCGGCCGGCGCCGCATTGGCCCCCAGCGTCGCCAGCGACGCTGCCGCAGCCGCCGGCGCCCACGCGGCAGCCGAAACCGCCGCCTGGGCGGTGGTCGCCGCGACAGCGGTTGCGCCCAGCGTCTGCCCCAGCGCAGCCTGCGCGACGAGTTGCACACCATATGCAACGAGCGCAGAGATCAGGTTTGACGCGATCGAGCGAGCCGCATTCTCCATGCTTTCAGAAAAGTCATCTCCGAATGCAATGGCCCGCCCGGCCGATTGGCCAATGGCTTCCTGCACCGCACCGCCGGGACCGAACGTGTCGGCAAACAGGATGCCGATATCGCCCGCACCCTTTTCGGTTTCCGCGCGCATGATGTCCCATTGTGCGCGGAAGCCCTCGCCGATTGTATCGGCCTCCTGCAGGGCCTCCTGCAGCCGGTCATCTGCCATCCGCGCACGGATGTCCTTGACCGTCTCCAGATGCGCCTCTTCGAGGGCGCGGAGTATATCGAATTTGCCTTCTTCGGCTGATATCTCCTTGTCGATCTTGGCGACGAGCGCCTGATACTCCACCTCGGCAAGAGATACATAATCTCCGAGCGCCGCCGCACGCGCTCCAAGCACCTGCTCGATAAGCTTCTGCTTGTCAGCCGCCTCCTTGTCATTGAAGGCTTTTATGTCGGCAACACGCTGTTCCTCGATCAGCGCGATCTTCTGCGCACGCGTCTCGGCGTCAACGACTTCAGTCTCGGCGGCGGCCTTGGCGGCCTTGGCACGGCGGTTGATAATGGCAACTTCATTGCCTGCGGCGGCATCCCGCGCATCCATCAGGGCCGCGATACTTTCCTGTTCCTCGGCCGCCGCATCGGAAATCGCCTTGTCGCGCAGCTTCAGCGCCTTTTCCGCGAGCGCATCCTTTTCCGTCTGCGCCACACTGAGGCTGGCAATCTGCGACAATTCCTCTTTGTACGCCCGCTCTGCCAGTTCCCGCTTCGTGAGGAACGCATTTGCATAAGCGTCTTCAATGGACTTGATGGCCGCGAGCTCTTTCTTGTCCGGATCGGTGGTCCCGCCGCTTCGGCCGCCGCCAGCGGACGTGTCGGGCACAGTAGCGGCAGTCGGATTCGTGATTTCTTCCATGCGGGCGCGCGCTTCGGCAAGCTTCTCTTCGAGCGCCGTCGCGGCCGCATACTGATTCGATAGCCCGGCCTCTATGCCGACAAGTCCGCCATTTTGAAGACTGGGCGAGCTGCCGACGCGCTTCCTCGCATTTTCGGCTCGCGACTGGCGCCGCACCAATTCGGCCTTTGCTTCGGCGAGCTTCGCTTCCGCGGCATCGAGCGTCGCCTTGGCCTCGTCACGCTTTGCAGCGGCGAGCGCGACGGCATCTTCTTTGGCGTCGCCGGTCGCCTTTGTCGCCAGAAGTTGCGCTTCCTCGTATGCGTCAAGCGCGGAAGTCACCTCGTCGACCGCGCCGCCATACTCGCCTAGCGCTGCCGTGCTTTTATCGGCATTGATCGCCAGGTACGCGAAGCCCGCCGCGAGCGCCGCAACGCCTATGATTATGCCAGCCGGCCCCATCATGGCGGCGGAGGCAGCCCGAAGAACCGCCATTGCCTTGGCAGCATTCGTCGCGCCCACGGCCACTGTGTTCAAGCTGGCTGCCACAGCGAGCGCGCCCTGCGCTCCGAAGAAGCCCGCCAGCGCCGCGCCGCCGATGATTATGCTGTCCGTCAGGCCATCGAGATTGTCGGCAAGGAAATCGATCGCAGCCGTCAGGGCGGCCGTGCCATCCTTGACGCGCCCGTTCGTGCCGATGAACTCGGTCAGCTTGTTCTGCAGGCGCGTCACTGCCTCGGCCGGGCCCTGGTCGAGCGTCTTGAACTCGGTGCGCAGCTTGCCGATCTGGCTGATCAGCGCATCGAACAGCACGCCGCCGGAGACATCGCCATCCGCGATCATCTTGCGCAGCTTGGCGACACTGCCGCCCGCGCCGTCGACACCGTCCGCAAAGGCCTGCGCCAGGCGCGGCGTGCCTTCGATGATCGAGTTGAATTCCTGCAGCTGCACGCGAGGGCTGGCAATCGCCTGGCTGAGCTGCGTGAAGGCGCCCTGCACGGCCGCGCCGCCTGTATTGGCCAGGCGCGCGCCCTTGGCGGCGGCCTCGCCGAATATCAGGACATCCGCCCCGGACTTTCCGAGATCCCGCGCTGATCGCGCGGCAGCGCCCGTCAGGCCGCCGAGCTCAGACAGCGGCGCGCGGGCATCGCTGGCAATCTTGTTCAGCGCGCTCGCCGATTGCTGCGCCGGGCCGAGCACATCGGTATATTGTTTCAGCGTGTTCGTGGTCGCCCGCCAGCTCGCCTCATATTCCAGCACTTCGCGCCCCGCCACGCCGACGCCGATCGCGACGATGGCCCGGCGCACATTGCGCGACATCTGCTCGGCCCGCTTCTCGACATTCGTCAGGCGCTTTGAGCCGGTCTTTTCGATGCCCCCCATCGTCTTGTCGAAGGATTTCAGCAGCCGGTTCTGCTGGCCTTCGATGCGGCGGGTATTCAGGGACAGTTCGGCAATCAGTGCCTGGATATTGTCATCAGCCATCAGCGTTGAACCATGCTATTGCATCCTCACGGGGCGGGGCCTCCACCGCCGGCCCTGTGGCCCCGTCAGGATTGTTGGCCGCGAGCCAGGCGTCGCGGAAGGCCACATATTCCCAGAATGTCAGCTCACTGATTTGCGAGGCGAATCCCATAATGAGCGCATTGCCCCATATCGCCGCGAAATCCATCCGGTCAGCCGGCTCAGCGGCTTTTTTCCCTCATCGGCCACCTTGCCGGAGACCGGGGCGTAGAGGCCGGACAGGAGCAGGGCCAGCGCGATCATGCGCTTCTCGGCAAAGGGAACAAAAACGGGCGCGTCGCCCGCGACGATCTGCTCTGCCAGGGCGAGATCCATCCCGCCCCCGCGCAGGCCGGCAATAAGCGCCATGTCGCTCCAGGACGGCAGGTCTTCTTCCGCTTCGAAGGCGCGCACCAGCGCGAGCGGATGCTTGCCGGTCCGCTCCTGCAGGAATTCAAGGGCCGGAATTGGCATCCGGCCCGTGAACGCCTGGCCGTCCAGCTCGAGGACAACCTCACCCTTGCGCATCAGGCCGGCGCGCCGACCGTGAAGGGCAGCGAGCCCGTGATCGTGAACGTGGTCGAGGCCGTGACAAGATCGGCATCGGCGGCGGTGAAGTCGAGCTGGGACGGGAAGCCCGCGCCTTGCCAGTAGCCGAGCACGGTCGTGCCATCGGCCGGGCTATAGACGACGATCCGCAGGTTGCGCGCTGCGCCGCCCTCTTCGATCCATTCATCGACTTCCGCAAAACTCGCCACCGAGAACTGCCCCTCGCCCGACAGCGTCGGCGGCGCGATGCTGGTCGGATAGGAAATGTCGGTTGTCAGGGCCAGGGGATCGGTGTCATCCGGCACGGGCGCCGTCGCGACATTGATCTGTTTCGAGATCGACTTGCTCGTGTTCAGCAGGCTGAGCTTGGTATAGGTGCCGGGCGTCACCTGGCTCTCGACGAGAATGGCGACGCGGCGGCCGATATCGGTGGGTGGCTGGGCCATGGGCGCAGCTCCTTTCTGTTGGTTTTCAGGAATGCCCGGAAACGCCTCCGGGCGGGCTTATCGGACCAGGCGTCAGGCCGCCGGCTCGAATCTCATGTCGAAATCCAGCACGCCATGGCGCACATTCTCGGCCGGGTCGCGCATATAGCGCTCCAGCACGTTGAACCCGTAAACCAGCCGGAAGCCAGGCACCGCGAAACCATTGTTCGCGCCTTCCTCATCGGTCACGGTCAGCGCGTCCAGCACCGCCCCGCCGATCCGCTTCAACAGCAGCATGCCGGGCTCGCGCGTCCAGACATGCACGCGCGGCGTCACAATCCGTGCCCCCAGGGCCCGCCGGAATCCGTCTTCGCCCGTCTGCAGCACGGGCAGCACGGTCCGGTCATCGACGGCCGAGACAACGCGAACCGGGTTCGCCCCGAACGCCGCCGCTATCCCGGCATGCCCCGCCAGCCAGAGGCCGAGACTGTCCTGGAAGGCCTCCGCCAGCGCGCCGAATTCAGCTGCCATTCTTGAAATTCCTTACGATGGCCTTCTTTGCCGCCCGGCTGATGCGCGCTCGGAAGCGCGACCGCAGGCGGCGGACATGGAAGAAGAAGTGCGGCGAGCCGGAATGGCCGAGCCAGCCGAATTCCTGCCACGTCCCGTAAAAGCCCTTGCCGCCGGATCCGCGCTTGGCGCCCTCGACAACGCGCCAGGCCTGCCCGTTACTGCCCTCAACCTCATAGGCGTCCAGCGTCTCTTCAAGATCGCCGCGCGCCTGCGGCACATCTGGCCCGATTGCCGCTTCCAGTTCGCGCGCATTGCGCTCAAGGACCGGCTTGAGATCATCCACGATGGCAGAGCCCAGCCGGGCGAGCTGGCGCTGGAAGCGCTCCCGGCCCTTGATGCGCACCTCGCCCATCAATCTGCGTCGCTGTCCGCATCAGGGCCGCCCGCGTCGGAAGTGTCTTCATCCAGCGGCGGCCAGGGCGTTGCCTTGCCGCTCGCCAGGGCCGCATCCGCCACCTGGACGGGCAGGCTCTGCGGCTCAGGGCCCGGAAAATAGTCGCGCATATGGCCGTGCCGCGTCGTGTCGGTCCATCTGGAGTGGAACACAACGTCCCGCGTCGCGGGCACGGCTTCAGGCACTGAAGAATCAGGCATTGACGGTTTCCTTTCCGTATTCACACAGGAGATAGATCCACCGGTCATGGCGCTCGGTATCGTCGACCTGCACCACATTGTAGCGCCGCCCGGTCCGGTCATTCAGCACGGTCCAGGATGTATCCACGCCCTCGAGCGCGATTTCGTAGCGCAGCACGATAACCACCCGGTCACCCGGCTGGCGTCCGCCGCCCGCATTCCGCTCCGCGCCGCCTGCCGGCAGGATCGCGGCGGGCCGCCGCTGCACCACAGGGTCCGGCGGCTCCATGTCCCTGACATATCCGTCCGCCAGCGGAACGGGCTTGAACAGGGAAACTCGCCGGTCAAGGGCAGCGGCCGTCTCGGTCCAGCCGGCAGGCTTCAGCATTGAAACCATGATCAGACCCTCTGCAGGCGGTAGGGCGCCAGCAGCGCGCGCGCGCCCATCGGCAGCTCGGTCGGCCGCGTGCCGGTGATGACCGCCTCGCTATGCTTGTAATAATGGCCGACCAGCAGGTGCATGGCCTGCTTGACAGCTTCGGGCACGGAATCGGCTTCCGCGCCATAGCCTGCCTTGAAATGCGCCGTGACGGCATCGGCCCGCACCGCCAGCGCCGGATTGACCCCGTCCCCAAGCACCAGGAAGGCCCCATGAGAATCAAAGTCGGTCCGGTAATCACCGGGATCCATCAGCACCTCGGCGCCGCCATCGGCCGGCCAGTAGCGCACCCCCTCGATGGACTGGACATTGCCGATCCCGAACCGGATACGGGACCATTTCGGGCCCCGAATGGCCCAGACCTGGTCGAGCAGGCAATTCCTGAGCACGCCCCACGGCCCGTCAAGATAGCTCGTCACCGCCGCGATCAGGCTCGCCAGCAGGGCATGGTCATCATCATGCGCGATCCGCAGGTTCTGCATGACCGACTCGATCGACAGGACCTTGTTGGTCGGCGCCGTGACAAGAAGCGGGCGCATGGATCAGCCCAGCCCGGCGAGATTCGGCTCGCCGGACGGTTCGCCCTTAGTCTCGGCTTCCGTTTCCGTTTCAGTTTCCGTTTCGGTTTCCGTCTCGGCTTCCGTTTCGAGCAGCAGGGCCGTCTCGGCCTCTGGCTTGCCTTTGCTCCTGCCCGTCCGGCCCGTCTTGCCATCCGTGCCGCGCTGGCTGACCGATTGAGGCGGCACGGATTTGGGCGCCGCCCCTTCCGGATAATCCTTGTCGGCGCCGACGGCCTTTGCCGCCTTCTCCAGTTCGGGCGGCAGCACATCGCCCGGCCGGTAAGTCACCGGATAGATCTTGCCTTTCGGCACACCGCGAAACACCTGCTTGACTTTCATTGCACCATTTTCCTTCTCTGTCCGGTTTTCAGTGGCTCTCAACAAAAGAGGGCGGGCCGCATGGCCCGCCCTCTAAATGTATCGCGTCAGTCTCCGCCCTAGGCGTTGATGGCGACGCGGTGATAACGGCCCCATTCCGGGTTCCACAGCCCGCCGCCGACACGCTTGGTCGTGTAGAACAGCACATAGGGCTTGGCCGTGTACGGATCGCGCAGGATGCGGATGCCGAGCCGGTCGAAGATCCGGTAGACCATCTCCATGTTGCCATAGAAGACGGGAATGGCGTCAGCCGCTACATCCGGCATGCCGGACAGTTCCATGACCGGAGATCCGAGCAGCGTCGATGGTTGGTTGGCCGCCAGTGTCGGCGCCCAGATCAGGTTGCCGTCGCCATCCTTCAGCTTCCGGACAACCGCCATCGTCTTGCGGTTCATATAGAATCCGGCGCCCTGCGACCGGTCGGACGGCAGGTCATATTGCAGGTCGATCAGGCCGTCGGTCGCCAGGGCTGCCGCCAGGCCGGAATTGACCTCGAGGATCGGGCCGAGCGGATGGCGCAAGGGCGCGGCAAGCGCCGCTTCCGTGGCCGCATCAAAGGTCAGCAGGCCGCGCGGCTTGTTCGTGCCGTCGCCGGAGAGGAAGGCCGTCCCTTCCTGCGTCGCGAACTCGGTCTCGACCTCACCGGACAGCCAGGCGGCAAAGTCAATCTCCGCATCGTCGAGCAGCTGCTGGGTTGCGCTCGGATTGGCATAGATCTCACCGAAGCTGTAGGCATAGGCCTTCAAGTCCGGTGAGGTCGTTTCTCCGCGCGCCGTCTCTTCGCCAACCCAGCCCGAACCGGCGCCATGCAGGTTGAACAGCTTGATGAAGCCCTGCCCGGTCACGTTCTGCTGGCTGGCAAAGCGCCTCATCGGCGTGATGTCCACCCGCGCATCGGTGATTGTGCGGTCCCATTCGATCGGGGCCAGGTGACCGCCCTTGTCGGCCGTGCCGACAGAACCGGCCGCATTGACCCGGTTGATCATTGTGGCCTGCAGGTCACCACGCGCGAGGCCGAGCTGGTCGAGCTGGCGCTCGCCATCGCCGGTCCGCATATAGGCGGCCCAGGCCTGTTGGTGAGCCTGCACCTCGGCCGAGACCTGCGAACCCGGTTCGCCGCGCGTGCCGAGCCGCAGCTGCTCGATGTCGGTATTCTGGGCATCGATGGCCGCCTGGATGTCGGACATGGCTGCCTGCAGGCGGTCTTCCTTTTCCTGCAGCAGCACGTCCTGGTCGGACGTGCGTTGCGTCATCGTGGCCCTGAATTCGTCAAAGGCCTGGTTGAGGGACTGGACAAGCGCCAGAGCGCTCGTGTCGGAGCGGACCGAGACAATGCCGCGGATCTCGCCGGTATGAAGATGGGCAGGTTTCATGCTGCTGCTTCCTTGATTTTGGTAATGAGGGATTGAACCGCAGCGTCAAAGCCGGGCTCGGTGGATGGATCCTCACGGGCAGCGCGCGGCTTGCCTTTCAGGTCCGAAAGAAGCGCGCGGCATTCTTTGCGGGTCAGATCCGGATTCTGTTTCTTGAGGGCCCAGGCCGCGCGGACTTCCGCCCGCTGCGCAATGCTGGCCGTCGGGTCACCGGTCTCAACCGGGGCATCGTCCAGCAGCGCATCGGCAAAGCCGGCATCGACTGCGGCGCTGCCGGTGAACCATGTCTCGGCATCCATCCAGGCCGCGACATCGGTTTCCGAAGCGCCCGTGCGCCGGGCATAGAGGCGCGCCATGGCCTCGTCGAATTGCCCCAGCGTATCGGAGACTTTCTCGAAATCATTGCGGTCGCCGATCGCGATCAGCCAGGCATTGTGGATCATGATCGAGGCATTGTCGCCGATCAGCAATTCATCGGCGGCCATGGCGATGACCGAGGCCGCCGAAGCTGCCAGCGATATAACCTTGACCGTCACGCGGCCCTTGTGCTCGCGCAGCAGGTTATAGATCGCGCCGCCCTCGAAATAATCGCCGCCGCGCGAATTGATCACCACCTCGACATCACCGGTCATGGTCTCCAGCTGGCGCGCCACGGATTTCGAGGTAACGCCGCCGCCGGTCCACCAATCCTCGCCGATCGTCTCATAGATCTCGATACGATTGCCGGCCTGGGCAGACGGCGCCCGCATCTGCGGCTGCCAGCGGGCCATGACATCATCACGCGGGCACCAGCTGAGCGTCTCGGATGCGGCGCCGGCCTCGAAGGCGGGCATGGCGGCAAGGCTCGCCATGAGGCGCAGGCCGGACGGCAGGAAGGATTTGGAATTAAGGTCGATGCGCATCATGTCAGTCTCCTTGTCGCGCGGCAGACGCCATGTTTGGCGGCGGATAGAAAATTCCCCCGGTGCCATCCGGGCGGGGCGGCATGCCCTCACGGGCGCGCACTTCGTCCGGATTCATCGCGCCGAACTGCAGCGCGCGGGTCCAGCCCGTCCAGCGTGTGGCGAAGTCGCCACGGATCAGGCCTGTGTCGTCGACCTTGGCTTCCAGCTTCATGTCATCGCCGAGCAGGTCGCGCTCGATGGCGCCCTCGAAGGCCTCGAACCAGTCGACCAGCGTATAGGTGCGAAAGCCGATCGAGATCTGTTCCATGCCGCCGCCGCCCAGCGCCGGAGCACCCTCCATGAAGCCGAGCAGGGCCGGAGGCACGCCGAGGAACATGGCGATTTCGATAATCGACAGCTTGCGCTGCTGGATGAATTCGGCATCCCGCGCTGACAGCTGCAGCTGCTTCATCTTGACACCCTGTTCGAGCACCAGCGTGCGGGTTGCCGGATCGGCGCCGCGATAATGGTCGATACTGTCGCGCAGGTTCTTCACGCCTTCGGCGCCGAGCTCATTGTCGGACTCAAGCACCGTGTCGAGGAAGTTGCCGTTCCGGAAGAACCGGCCCGCATGCTCCTGTCCCGCGTCGCCTATGCCCAGCACTTCCCGCGCATAGGACAGGACGGACCGGCCAAGCACGCCGTCGATCGACATGCCCCTGATATGCATCACCTGATCCTGCGCCAGGGTCATCCGCTGCCCGTCGCGCCGCGTGTAGGTATAGCGCAGGGCAAGATCGTCGAGCTGCTCGCAGGTGACATGGTCGGGATCCATCGGGATCAGCCGAAGCACCTGCCCGTCATTGAACCGGCTGCGCACCTTGTAGGAATAGCCATTGCCGCGCATCAGGACCGACAGCATCAGGTAGCGCTTGAAATCATACCCCGACTGCCAGCCATTCGGCTTGCGGTTGAGCAGCAGGTTCAGCGGATGATCCACCAGGACCTGCATCGAGGCCCGGTCACGGATATCGATGCGTGAGCCGGCCAGCACGCCGGTCAACAGGTTGACGCCCCGGTAGAACGCCGCCAGGCGCAGCGCGACATCACCTGTGACGGGCCGTCCGGTCGCGGCGACATTGCCGCCACCGGCGCGCAGGAATTCGGCGAGCTCCGGCGACGTGCCGAGCGCCCCTTCCGACCGCACATTCCCGGCCGCACCGGCCATCCACGAGCCGGTCATCCAGTCAATGACCGACGCAACAAAATTCCTGCTTTTTGCCATGATCAGATGACCAGCGCGCCGCGCGTCTTGTAGACGCTTTCGGAGATCGCTTCGCCATGGATCACGGGCGCCAGCGCATTGACGGCCGCCACCGCGCCATCGTTGCGTGCCGCCTTGGCATTCTTGAGAGGCCTGTATTGTCCGTTCACGTTATGCCTGACCTCCGTATTGGCGATGCACCAATTCATGATTTCGTGGCCCCCATGGACCAGCTCGCCGGCATGAACCTTCCGGCTGAATTCTGCCGTCGGCTGGGCCAGGACGGTGATTGTCTGCGGTACTTCCACGCAATGAATTCCAGCCTTCATGATGTGCTGGATCATCTGGTGGGCGAACGCCTTGTCATATCCGAGCGCCTGCACATCAAAATGTGACAGTGTGCTGATGATGTCTTTCTCGATGAAATCGAAGTCGACCGTATTGCCCGGCGTTTCTACCAGCAGCCCCTGCCCGATCCATTTCGGATAGGACACCGTATCGCCCGTTTCGCGCACGCGGGCATACTCGCCTGCGCACCAGAATTTCGAGCCAACCACCCACTTGCCGGGATAGAGATCGTTTTCCGGCTCGAACAGAAGGACGAGGGCCGAGAGGTCGCGCTCAAGCGCCATGTCGAGACCGGCCCAGCACTTGGCGCCTTTCAGGCGGCCAAAGTCGACTTGCCGCTCGCAACTGCCCCAGGTCTCTTTCCGGATCCATCCGGACACGCTGTCCGTCCACAGGTTGAGACGCAGCCGCTTGAAGCTGTTTTCCTCGGCCGGACGGCCATAGGCCTTGCGGAAGGCCTTGCGAAGCGCCGACAGTTTCGGCGCGCCATAGGCCAGGCCCGGATTGGCCTTGACCCAGCTGGCTTCGTCCTTCCAGTCGTCGCCCGGCCCCAGCGCGTAGATCCGCACATAGAGGTCGGGCTGGTAGACCAGGCCGCGCGCGACCTGCATCGCCCGCAGGTGAAGCTCGCCGCACAGCGTTTCCAGGTCGTGGCCGGCCGTCGTGATGAACACGAATAGTGGCTGGTTACGCGCGCCGTCTGCCGAGGTAATCGCCTCATACTGGTCGCGCTTTTTCCACTCATGCACCTCGTCCCCAATGGCGCCGGACGGGTTGAGGCCGTGCTGGTTCTTGGTCCCCATCGCTACGAACTTTGAATCCGAGCGCGGATGGTTCATGACAAATTTGAGCACATCGATCTGCTCGCCCAGCGCCGGATTGAGCTCCACCATGGCGGCGGCATCATCATAGACCAGCGCCGCCTGGTCGCGGCTGCCGGCAACGGCATAGACTTCGGCGGCTGGCTCGCGGTCGCCGACCATCAGGTAGAGCGCGATCGCGGCGGCAAGGGTCGATTTGCCGTTCTTCCGCGCGATCTCGACCCAGGCTTCAGTGAACCGGCGGAAGCCTTCCGGCGTCTTCCAGCCGAATATCTGCCGGATGATCTTGCGCTGCCAGCGCGCCAGCTTCAGCTTCTGCCCGCGCCACTGGCCTTTCTTGTGGACGCAGAATGTCTCGATCCAGCGGATGACGCGCTCGCCGGCATAGCGGTCGAAGAACCAGCTATTGCCATGCGTATCGGTAAAGCCCCAGATCCGCCGGTACTGGGCAAGGCGCTCGACCTCGCGGCCGAGCTGCCGGACACTCTTTTCGGCCGCCTTGGCCTTGTGCTCAAGCGGCCGCACCTGGTCAGCCTGCGCGCCGCGTTCCCTCAGCCGGTCTGCTTCGCTGCGAAACGAGGCGCACGTCTTCGCCAGCTTGTCCCGGCGTGCCTCCAGCTCCCCGATCCGGTGGCGCACTTCGGCGTGGGCTTCCCCGAACGCCCGCGCCGCCTCAGTTGAAGGATGTAGGGTCAGCGCGGTCTGACTGATCGTCTCCGCCATACCCGCCATCCGTGAATAGGTCTGCGCTGCCGCCGCCCTGCACGCCCTTGGAAATCAGGTTGGCGCGGGCGAGCGGCGAGCGGGCCAGCCGGTCTTCCAGCATCCGGATCTCCGGCAGCAGGGCCCGCTGGTATTTTGATTCAGGGCGCTCGCGCTCCAGGTAGGTCACCGTGCCTTCCTTGTGCTGGAACGTGGTCGGCACCTGGTAATAGCGCCCGCCCTTCTCGGCCAGGCGGTGCTCGGCTTCCCAATAGTCGCCGACCAGCTGGCAGTAGCGCATCCAGACCGTGCGGTCGGTATTCTTCAGCCGGCCAGAGCGCAGCATGCCCTGCGTTTCGGAGGTCCAGACCCGCTGGCCGAACGCGCTCAGCTCTTGCGGCGCGCCACCATCGATCAGGACATCGTCAGGTATCACGGCGCTGGCGGCCGTATCATCCGCTCCTTCCATGACAACCTCTCAAAAAAAAATCCTCCGCAAAAACCCTCCGCAGAGAAACATTGAC